CATCGTCGCCCCAATCTTGAACACACATGGACGAAACCGGGGCGCCGAAAGTCCAACACATAACTGATTGAAATTCAATAAATTTGCATATTATGCCAGGAGGAAGACCACCAAAGCCGACCAAATTAATCAAGGCCAACGGCACGTTCAAACCACATCGCCACGCCGACCGACTGGAGGTCGCCGAGGGATTGCCGACGATGCCGTTCGTGTCGGGCGATGTTGCGACGCAAACATTCCAACACCTTTCCGGTCAACTTGGCCGGTTGGGCGTGTTGTCCGAATTGGATGGTTACGCGTTGCAAATGCTGGCGGACGCGTGGGAGGATTACACCGCCGCGCGGGATGTCGTTCGGCGGTTGGGCGCGACGTATGAAACCATCACCGAAGCCGGGCAAATCATGATTCGTCCGCGGCCCGAAGTGGCAATGTACCAAAACGCGTGGGACCGCATGAAGAAGATTATCGGCGAATTCGGATTGACGCCATCGTCACGCGCCAAACTTGGCAAAAAGGAAGAAGTGGAAAACGTTGACGATTTATTCGCATGAAATACCAATACGACGCCACCAAAGCCGAACGCGTCATTCGGTTCATCGAAACCCAATGTACACACGTCAAAGGTGAATTGGCCAAACAACCGTTCATCCTGGAGGATTGGCAAAAAGACGACATCATCCGTCCGTTGTTCGGGATGGTTGACGCCAACGGAATCCGACAGTACCGCACGGCGTTTTTGATGTTGCCGCGCAAAAATGGGAAATCAAATTTGGTGGCGGCGATTGGTTTGTATCTTTTATTTGGCGAGGGCGAACCCGGCGCCGAGGTTGTGACCGCCGCAGCTGATCGCGGCCAAGCTGCAATCATTCACGAAATTCAAAAGCAAATGATTTTGAATTCACCCGAAATGTCAAAGCGTTGCAACGTGTACCGAAATTCAATTGTGTTGAAACGCGACGCGTCGTTCATCCAAGCCATTTCAGCGGACGCGGACACCAAACACGGGTTCAACTGTTCGGCGATTTTGTTTGACGAATTACATTCACAACCGAACCGCGAATTGTGGGATGTGCTGAACACGTCAACGGGCGCCCGACGTCAACCGTTGGTCCTGGCGATTACAACCGCCGGACACGACAAACAATCCATTTGCTACGAGGTGTACGATTACGCATTGAAGGTCCGCGACGGCGTGATTGATGACGAAACATTTTTGTCCATCATTTACGAGGCGCCGGGCGATGCGGATATTTTTGACCCGAAAACGTGGGCGGCGGCGAACCCTGGATTGGGCGTCACCATTAAAACGGACTACATGACGCAACAAGCCGCCAAGGCCAAAGCGTTGACGACATACGAAAACACGTTCCGTCGTTTGCATTTGAACCAATGGACATCGTCGGAGGAAAAATGGTTGTCCGACGACGATTGGATGTCGGGCGTTGACGTGTTGCCCGATTTAGCCGGACGCGAATGTTTCGCCGGGTTGGATTTGGCGGCCACCGAAGACATCACCGCGTTGGTGTTGTTGTTTCCAATGCCCGACGATTCGTTTGTTGTGTTGCCGTTTTTTTGGGTGACGGATTCCGCGGTGGAAAAACGCCGAGGTCGAACGGGCGCCGATTATTCCGCGTTCGTGAAGAATGGAAATTTGAGGGCAACGAAAGGAAATTCAACCGATTACCGCGTTTTATTCAACGATATATTGAAGTTAGCGGACCAACACAAAATCAAACAAATTGCGTTTGACCGCTGGAATTCATCCACGATCATTCCGGACCTGGTTGACGCCGGATTGGAATGTTTGCCGTTTGGCCAGGGGTTCGCGTCCATGTCCGCGCCAATCAAAAATTTGGAAATCGTTGTTCGGTCCGGCAAATTGAACCACGCCGGACACCCCGTGTTGCGTTGGATGGCGTCCAATGTTCAGGCCAAACGCGATCCGTCCGACAACATCAAATTCGACAAATCCAAATCATCCGACAAAATTGACGGAATGGTCGCATTGGCGATGGCGATGGGTTCGTACATGATGTCGCGCGAAACGCCGTCGGGCGATTCCGTGTACAACGAACGCGACATATTCATTTTATAATCAACGGATTATGGCGGTCAACTTAAACAAAACATTCAAATCCGAAATGGCCACCGCGTTGTCGTTTTGGTGTGTGTTCATTGAATTCATTCGTGATGGCAACAATTACCGGGACGCGTACGAAAACGCCGAGGAATTGCACGAAATTGAATACCAAAGACGTCGGTTTGCGTCGTACGATTCATTCCGAACATACATCAAAAAACATTTCAAAAACAACCTAAAAAATCACAAACGATGAACGCGGAAAACGTGATGAAAAACCACGAAAAAACGATGCAAGAAATCGACAAAGTTTTGTCGGAATTGCGGTCGGTTTTGGAATCCAAGAATTTAGCGTACGGTGATTCGTTGCAAAACCCAACACCGACGTTTCACCGTGGCCCCGTTGCCGATGGGATTTGCGCCAGGATGGACGACAAATTGGGACGGATTCGCCGGGTCGGTTTGTCGGACACGACCGAAGACACGTTGATGGATTTGATTGGCTATGCGGTCCACCTGGTTGTCGCCACACGCCGCGCCGATGAATCGACGTCAACGGTCAAAAAATAACTGTTGACGTGTGTGGGTGTGTGGTTGTCGGTGTGGGTGTGGGTGTTAGGATGGATGGGCCCCCCTATGGGGGGTCCCATACCTTCCCATCCAAACCCCCCAACACACCCTTCACCACCAACCCCACAAGGGCCAGAACGAGAAATGAAACCAAATTCGGTTTTGTTCGCCAAACAATTCGGAAATTTGTTTCATGGCCGAGCAAAAACAAAATTTCATCCAGCGGTTGAACCCGTTGAATTTGGTTCGTTCATCAACCGTTTCGTCGTCATTGACCCGCCCGGCGTCTTGGCTTTACGACCTGATGTTTCGTACCAAATCCGGCGCATCGGTTACGGAAGATTCATCTTTGCAATTTTCCGCCGTTTGGTCATCCATTCGAATTTTATCCGAAACATTCGCATCATTACCGTTGCACGTTTACCAACAAACGAGCGATGGAAAATATATTGCGCCAAACCACCCCGTTTCGTTTGTTTTAAATTTCCCGAATAATATTCAAAACGAATTCACGTTTTGGTCGTATTTGGAATCCTGCCGCCAATTGTACGGCAACGCATTTGCACAAATCAAACGCAACGAAGCCGGACGCCCAATTGAATTGATCGCGATTCATCCGAAGCGCGTCAAAATCAAAATCGTTGAAGGGGAAAAATTCTACATCGTCGACAACAAGGAGGGCGCCATCGACGACCAACACATGATCCATGTGATGGGTTTGACGTTGGACGGACTGGTTGGCAAATCCACATTGACCGCCGCGCGTGAAGCGATTGGAATGGGATTGGCCGCACAATCATTCGGCGCACAATTTTTCGGCAACGGCGCAAATCTTGGTGGCGTTTTGATTCACCCCGGCACGTTGACCAAAGACGCCGCCGAACGATTGAAACGTTCATGGGATTCCGCGCAGGGCGGATTGGAAAATTCACACGGAACCGCGGTCCTGGAAGAAGGCATGAAATACGAGCGAATCGGGATTCCGCCAAACGATGCCCAATTCCTGGAATCGCGCAAATTCCAAATCGCCGACATTTCACGTTTTTTCCGCGTTCCGTTGTTCATGTTGAACGAAATGGACAATTCGTCGTCCCGCGCCAACATCGAGGAACAAGGTATTTCGTTTGTGCGTGACACGGTCCGCCCAATGGTCAAGGCCTACGAATCCGAAATCAATCGGAAATTGTTCCGCCAGGATGAACGCGGCGAATTTTACGCACGTTTCAACCTGGAAGGTTTGTTGCGCGGCAACATTCAATCGCGATACACCGCCTACGCGGTCGGTCGTCAATGGGGTTGGTTGTCGGCGAACGACGTTCGTGACATGGAAAACATGAACCCGATTGATGGCGGCGACATTTACGTCACGCCGTTGAACATGGCCAACGTCGCCACCGACGATTCCACACAAAATTTGTACGACTAATGCCATACACGGACTACCCACAAGCGGCATCGGACAACGCACAACGCGCGTTGGATTTCAAAGCCGAACGCGACATTGATTGCGGAACGATTGTCGGTTGGACGCGCGCCAATCAATTGGCCAGCCGTGAAGCGATTTCAGACGAAATCGTTGTTCGGACATTTTCGTTTTTGGTCCGCGCCAAAGTTTACGACACGGGCGAATTCGTTGACGCCGACGGCAACGTCGTTTGCGGTTCGGTGATGTACGCCGCATGGGGTGGCGATCCGATGATGGAATGGTGTGAGGATGTGATGGAGGATTGGAACGACGACGAAGAATCCAAATTGAGCCGCGCCGCGGCCGATGAATTGTTCGTTGGTGATTTTGTCCGCTGGAACACGTCCACGGGTTTTGCATACGGTCGCATCGTTCAGGTCGAATCAAATGGTGATTTGACATCCACGTCGGGGTTCTCGATGACCGGAACCAATGACGACCCGGTCGCATTGGTTCGAATTTACGATTTCGACGCCGACGCCAACGAATACGTTGAGCGACGCCCGGAATTGAATGTTGTTCACCGATTTTCCACGTTGACCAAATACGACGACGAACAACGCGGTTCCGCCGCGATCGTTGAACGTCGCGCCGTGTCCGACATTGGAATCACCAACGAATCGCAACGAACCGTTCGCGGTTACGCGGCCTTGTTCAATTCAGAATCCGAGGATTTGGGCGGGTTCATTGAATTGATCAAACCCGGCGCATTTGACGAGGCCATGAACGACGACGTTCGCGCATTATTTAACCACGACCCGAACTACCTATTAGGCCGCACGACATCCGGAACATTGAAATTGTTCGTTGATGCCCGCGGTTTAGGTTATGAATACGATTCACCGGAAACCACATACGCAAACGATTTGTTGGAATTGATGCGCCGCGGCGACGTCACCCAATCGTCGTTCGGGTTTACCGTGAAAAAAGACACCTGGATTCAGCGCGGAAACGTGATGTTCCGGTTTATCGAAAAGGTAGGTCGTTTGTACGACGTTAGTCCCGTGACCTACCCTGCCTATCCCGCCACGACCGTTGGAATCGCCAATCGAAATTCAATTCCGAACGACGATTTGCAACGGGAACCCATCGAGCAAAGCGCCGATGGAAACACCGAAACGCCAATCCAGGCGTTCCGGATTCGTTTAATCAAAACACAAAACTGAACAAAAATGAATAGTGTTCAATTGCGCGAAA